CTATCGCCTTAGATGGTGGGTATGTCGAACCATTGCGTCCATTAGGTGACGCTGGCTCTGCGCTATGGGATGCGATTTATAAAAAAGCTGGTTTATGGATTAGCAACCGAACCGACACTGAGTTTTTACAAATGGTCTGCGAACAGCAAGACCGAAGAATCTGGCTTATGCAACGAATACAGTCTGACCCTGACAACTGGCGATTGATGCGCCAGCTGCACGACCTAGAGGTGATGATTAGCAACAATATGGGAAGACTGGGATTGACCCCAGCTGACAGGACCAAATTGGGCTATGCCGAGGTAAAACGCAGGTCGAAACTCGAAGAGCTACAAGATAGATGGTCTAAGAATGAAGAGCTGGCCTCCTAGATGGCTTACGCCTATTCCCGATGAGGCTCTCGAAAACTCTCACGGTAAAAAGGCTATAGATTTCATAAACGCCTTTGCGATAGTCACGAAAGACTCCGTAGGTGGAAAAGCTGGCGAGCCGATGCGACTCAGGGATTGGCAAGAGCAGCTACTCCTAAATGCCTTTGCCGCAGATGGTGAGGGCTTCAGACACAAGACCATACTTGTCGGCCAGCCGAGAAAGAATGGCAAGTCGGCGCTCGCTTCGGGCGTTGCCCTCTGGTCACTGCTTACAGGCCCTAAAGGTGGCGAGGTCTATTCTTGTGCAGCTGATAAAGACCAAGCTCGCATTGTGTTCGGTGAAGCCAAGAAGATGCTGACCAATGAGCCAGAGCTAGAAGAGATGGCGAAGATTTACCGAGATGCGATTGAGATTCCATCTACAGGCTCGGTCTATCGTGTTTTGTCAGCAGAGGCATTTACAAAAGAAGGACTATCTCCAACGATGGTCATCTTCGATGAGCTGCACGCCCAGCCAGACCGAACTCTGTTCGATGTTATGCAGCTTGCTCAGGGTGCTCGTGGCAATCTAGCCACGATGTTCTGTATTACGACTGCAGGGCAAAAGTCAGACAACACTGGCAAGGACTCCATCGCCTACTCGCTCTATCAGTATGGGCAGAGAGTCGCACGAGGCGAGGTAGAAGACCCATCATTCTTTATGGCTTGGTACGAAGCTGCCGCAGAAGCAGACCACAAGCTTGAAGAAACTTGGATAGCCGCTAATCCAGGATATGGCGACCTAAACTCGGTTGATGACTTCAAGAGCACTGTTCTACGCACTCCAGAAGCAGAGTTTCGCACTAAGCGTTGCAATCAGTGGGTATCGAGTAACTTGACGTGGTTGCCTACTGGTTCGTGGGACCAGTTATCGGTAGAACAACAAATTACTCCAGATGACGAACTAATCATTGGCTTTGACGGCTCATTCTCGGGTGACACGACAGTTTTGGTCGGTTGCACAATTCCAAAGCAAGAAGAAGAGCTTCCACACATATTTCTTATCAAAGCTTGGGAAAAAGGCCCAGATGACGACAATTCCTGGCGAGTAAACATCACAGACGTAGAAAACGAGATTATTAGCTTTTGCCAGCAATATCCCAAGGTTCGAGAGATTGCCTGTGACCCTTACCGCTGGCAACGCACGATGGCTTACCTTCTAGAGGAAAGACAGTTGCCGATTGTGGAGTTTCCGTCTACTTCGCCAGCCAGAATGGTAAAAGCCACTGCTCGCTTCTTTGACGGAGTAATGGAAGGCAAGATGACTCATTCGGGCGACCCATTGCTTGCTAGGCACCTTGACAACTGTGTGCTCAAAATTGACAACATTGGACCTCGTATCGTAAAAGAAAACCGAAACAGCAATCGGAGGATTGACGCAGCTGTAGCAGCAGTGATAGCGTACGAACGGGCTACCGTGGGTAGAATGGAAGAGGTAGTGCCTCAAATATTTGTATAGGCGGTTATGTTGGCAATAATTTTACAAGTGGCTGGTGCGGCACTCATTGCACTCGGTGCTGGACTAATTTTTCCACCACTAGGAATCATTCTAGCTGGTGTAGGGGCATTGGTCTTCGGATTAGCTTTGGAGCGTAAGTAATGCTAAATAATTTGTTCGAGAAGCGAGCAATCTCCTTCCAGACCATTTGGGGCTCAGGCGACTTTGCAGATGTGCAGTCGCTATCGGGGACTGTCATCACGAATGACACGGTGCTACAACTCAATGCTGTTTATTCAGCTGTATCTCTAATTTCGGACACAATTTCTACTTTGCCGATTGACGCTTACATTCGTTCGCAGGGCGCTCGGTACGCACTTCGTCCAAGACCAGCTTGGGTAACTAAGCCAGACGTAGATACAACCAAAGAAGCTTTCTACGGAGCAGCAATTGTTTCACTTCTGATTGACGGCAATGTTTTTATTCGAGTATTCCGCAATGGTCGTGGCGAAGTTGTCAATATGAACGTTTTGAACCCGATTGATGTCGAAGTCAAACGAAATGGCATTGGTCGAGTTATTTTCAATGTAAGAGGCGAAAAGAAGGCCCTTACCTCGGAAGAAGTGATTTTTATTCCAGATGTTGTCCAGCCTGGGCACATTCGAGGAACAAGCAGAGTAGAAGCACTAAAAGAAAACTTTGGTCTAGCTCTTGCGCTGGAGAAGTATGCAGCTAAGTTCTTCGGCTCGGGCACTCAGACTTCAGGCGTAATCGAAATGCCAGTCGGTGTATCTCTAACTGCTGAGCAAGCCAAGGCAATGCAAGAAGCTTTTGATTCTCGTCACCGTGGATGGGGAAGAGCACACAAGACAGCGATTATGACTGGCGGCGCTCAGTACAAGCCAACCAACGTTCCAAATGACCAAGCTCAGTTCCTAGACAGCCGCAGAATGGCAGTTGAAGATGTTGCTCGTGCTTTCAACATTCCACCGCACCTACTCGGTCTACCAGGAACCAATACTTATTCTTCAGTGGAGCAGAACAACATTGCTTTCGTTACTCACACGCTTCGCCCAATCGCTCAAAAGCTCGAGAGCGCCCTTACTGCCCTGTTATCGCAGGAAACAGGCAAAGAGGCCGCTTTTGTCAAATTTAGCCTTGATGGGTTACTAAGAGCAGATATCAATGCTCGCACCGAGGCTTATGCTCGTGGTTTGCAATCTGGTTATTACAAAATCAATGATGTGCGCCGTTTTGAAGACCTAGAGCCGATTGACGACCCATCGGCAGAAACAGTCCGTGTTCCATTGGCTAATGTCAATGTGGATGCGGCTGACCTATCTGCAATGAGCGAAAAGGTCGAGATGGCACAAAGACTTATTCAGGTTGGTTTCGACCCAGCTGACACAATGGCGAAACTTGAGCTACCAGACATTCAGCACACTGGCAAGGATTCGGTACAGCTACAAACTGAAGGACAGTAATGCTTACTCAAAGCGTTTATTCAGTTGGAACGGCAGCTATCACGGTTGTTGCCCCAACGATTGACGCTGCGCATTATGTTTTGAAAAACCTTGAACCAAGGCTTGCACCTGAAAATTACTCCAGAGATGGAAGAGTTTACGATGTTTTTAGAACATTTCCAGTAAATCGAGGCACGTCTGTTTCATTTGGAGTGACGACTGGTCCTACGGGTTGTCAATTTCAGTATTATCAAATACTCAGTACTGAATCTAATATTTATTCAGAACTTATCGAAGGAGCAACTGTTACCTTTGGTACGGTCATTGTTCCGTCATTCAATGTAAATAGAAACAACCCAGATAACGCTCAATCAGTATTCAAAAATGTTACAAGCTTTACTGGGGGCTCAGTCGTAAACAGTGAATACATCACTGCTTCAAAGGCAGCAGGTGGGGAACACTCATACACAAAGGTAATCACGTTAGAGCCGAACTCAAACTATGTATTTAGATTCACTGAGCAAACTGGGACTTCTGACCCAACAGTATTTTTACAAATTGGATTTTCAGAACTTTATAATGGTTATGATGACATTTGGTTGGGCGAAGTCAATAATTCTTTTGTTCTAAGAGGCGGAGAAGAAATTGCTATGTATCTTCAGCCTTATGAAACCATCAATGCAAGAGCCATAAGAAACAATGTTCGATTAGCAGTAATAAGGCAGGACTAATGATAAAACCAGGAAGATACAACATCACCGCTTATCAGGGTGCTACCTATGATTTGGACTTAACTTGGAGCACTGGCGGTACTCCAACCAACTTGACTAACTACACCGCCGCTATGCAGGTCAGGACTAGCGCTAATGCGTCTTCGGCCATCCTTAGCTTGACAAATGGTTCGGGTATCACGCTTGGTGGCACTGCTGGCACTATCGGTATAACAATCAGCGCTGGAACAATGGGCTCTGCTACTCCAGGCAATTATGTTTACGACTTAGAGCTAAATTCAGGCGGCACTGTCTACCGCTTGCTTCAAGGAACATTCCAAATCCAAGCTGAGGTCACTCGATAATGTCCGCTTCAGTAGTTTCTATTACCGAAACAAATACGACTGTTACCGTTGAGGAAACTAGCGTAGACGTTGCGGTAGTCGAAACTTCTACAACTATTACGCTTGCCAATACTGGACCACAAGGTCCACAAGGCGTTCAAGGTCTAACTGGTCCAGCCAATGTGCTTTCCATTGGAACTGTTACTAGTGGCACCGCCGCTGCTGTGACTATCTCTGGAACTACTCCATCGCAAAGCCTAAACTTCATCCTTCCAAAGGGCGACAAAGGGGACACTGGTGCCACAGGTGCGACTGGGGCGACTGGGGCAACTGGGGCCACGGGACCTACTGGTGCGACTGGGGCTCAAGGACCGCAAGGTATTCAGGGATTGACTGGTGCGACTGGGGCAAAGGGTGACAAAGGGGACAAAGGGGACACTGGTGAAACTGGGGCAGTTGGTCCCACTGGTGCCACAGGAATTACTTGGCGTGGTCTTTGGAGCGTTTCAACTGATTATGTAAACAATGATGCTGTTTTTTACAACGGGGCATCTTGGTTTGCTTCGGGTAATCCACCACTTGCAGAAGTTCCATCAGATTCATCTTCATATTGGTATCCGCTAGCTTTACAAGGGGCTACTGGGGCTACTGGTGCTACTGGTGCCACTGGACCAAAAGGGGACAAGGGGGACACTGGGGACACTGGACCCCAAGGTGCGACAGGGGCGACAGGGGCCACTGGTCCGACTGGACCTACAGGGCCGACAGGTCCAACTGGCGTGGTGTCAGCAACTTCCCCAATTACTTATGACTCGGGAACTCAAACAGTCGGCATAAATGTAAATGCGGCTGGCATCACAATAAACGGTACTGCCGTGCCTTTAGGCGGTACTGTAATAGTACAAGCGAGGTTAGGCTAATGCCGTATTACATTTCAGACAGTAACCCAGACTGCTCAGGCTGGGCAGTAGAGAAGTCAGATGGCGAAGTAATGGGCTGTCACCGCAATAAGCAAGAAGCCATTGACCAGATGGTTGCGCTTTCTCTTGCAGAGGATATGGAACCAGGTGGCGAAAGAGCTATGCCAGGCACACTCAAAGTGGGCGACTATGTTTCTTGGAACTCGTCAGGTGGACGAGCAAGAGGAGAAATCAAAGAAATTGTCGAAGATGGCCGTATCAATGTCCCAGATAGTTCGGTCACAGTTATTGGCACTCCAGCTGACCCAGCAGCTCTAATTCAAATCTACGAAGAATACAACGGTGGCTGGAGAGATACCGATGTTTATGTAGGACACAAATTTTCCACCCTTACTCAAATCGCACCACTTCCAGAACCTGACGATGAGCCCGAAGACGAGGATGATGACGATGACGAAAGAATGGGCGAAACAGAATATAGAGAAGTAAACCTAACCCCACCAGCATTTATGCGAGCTGCCGCAAGGCGTGGACTCGAATACTACGAAGAAGGATTAGGCGGAGATGGACTTGTTGAAAGAACGATTCGTGAAGCTCGTGCAATGGTACGGGGGTCTGTCACTGCTGATAAATGGGTTCGTATACGGGCTTGGGTTGCTAGGCATCTTGTGGATTTGGATAGCCCAGCCGCTAAACCTGATTCCCCTGATTATCCTAGTGCTGGGGTAGTTGCACACTTGCTTTGGGGTTCGGGACCATCGAAGAGAGCAGCACAACGCACACTTGCATATGCAGAAGGTGTCGTTGCTAGAATTGAAGCAGAGAATGAAGGCAGAGCGAAAGGCGAAGCATTGTCAAAGATAGAAACTCGCACGACTCCAATTGACTGGGAGATTCGTGAGGGCTCAGACGGTATGAGCTTTGAAGGCTACGCCGCAGTATTCAACACTCCATCAGAACCACTTCCATTTATCGAGCGTATTGCTCCAGGTGCGTTCCGCCGCTCTCTAGACTCCCGTAACGACATCAAGTTGCTATGGAACCACGATTCGGGCACCGTTCTCGGCTCTACTCGTGCTGGAACTATGAAGCTTTACGAAGACCAGCGTGGTTTGAAGGTAAAGGCTACTTTTCCAAACACAACCGCTGGGCGTGATGCTGCTGAGTTGCTACGCCGTGGTGACGTAGATTCAATGAGCTTTGGTTTTTCGGTTCCATCTGGTGGAGATGAATGGTCTTCGGATGGTGCAGAAAGAACCCTAAAGTCTGTCCGTCTACACGAGGTTTCCATTGTCGCCTTCCCTGCTTACTCTTCCACTGCTGGAACAACTTCGGTTCGTGGGTTAGACAAGGTAGCTCAAAGAGCAGACGTAGACCCAGATGCCCTAGCAGATGCGATTATCAAACTAGAAGAGGGCAACGAACTTTCGGAAGAAGAGGGTCGTCTACTACAACAGGCAATCGTTTCTTCAACCACAAAGCCAGAGGAGCCTCAAGCTATTGGGGACCTTACTATGCTGGAACTCAAGAAAAAGAAGCTATCCCTACTCGTGAATGGACTAACAAATGGCTAGTAAAAACGAAATCAAAAACGCTATCTTGGCGGTAGCTGGCAACCCAGAATCAGGCGATATCTGGGAACTAGCCGACCAAATGGCAGAAGCAGTTCTTGGCTTAGATTCCAAGGCTCCAGTAAAGACCGAAGAGAAGTCTGCTGAAGCAGAAGAGCGAAGTAAAGAAACCCGAGTAATCAAGCCAGACTTCACTCGCTAAATCGGGTTATCCCCAAGTTTCTCTTTTTGCTTGGGGCTTTCTCTTGTCTGGGGAAAACTCTTGTAAAATTTACATAACGGATGTGAGTTAGCTCTGCCGTATTCAGTTTGCGTCAGCGTGACTGGTAATTGTAAATAACTATCAAGAGGAGATAAATGTCTGAGTTCATCAAGACTCAGCAGGAGCTCCGTGCTAACTTGACTTCACAAATCCGTGACGTCATTGACTCAGCTGAGGCTGAGAAGCGTGGACTGGATGCTGCTGAGCTAGAGAAAATTGACCGTATCGAAGCCGACATTCGCCGTGCTGACGATGCTATTGCTGTTGCCCAGCGCAACGAAGAGCGTAACCTAGAGGCTGCTGTTGCAGCTAAGGGCTTTGCTCTACCAGAGAAGTCAGAGCGTTCTGCTTCTGACATTCTTCGTGAGATTGCTGCTACTCGTGGCGCTCACACCTTCAACCGTGAAGAGAGAACCCTAGTTCCTTCGACCAACACCGTTCCAAAGTCATTCTTTGACCAGGTATTCGATGTTGCTCGTCTAGTCGGACCAATGCTAGACGTTGGACAGAGAATCAACACCACTTCTGGTGAAGACATCACTATCCCAACCCTAACTGCATACAGCACCGCAACTATCAAGTCTGCTGGTTCTGCTATTGACGAGTCAGAGCCTACCTACAGCTCCATTACTCTTGGCGCTTACAAGTACGGTCTGCTAATTCCTGTATCCAACGAGCTAATCGCTGATGCTGGATTCGACATCTCTGCACACCTTGCAGAGCAAGCAGGTAACGGCCTTGGTTTCGCTGTAAACACAGCTCTAACCACTGGTGACGGAAGCGACAAGCCAAACGGTGTTGTAACTGCTGCTGGTTCTGGTGTTACTGGTGGTACTGGCGTTGCTGGTGCTTTCACTGCTGACAACCTGATTGACCTACAGTACACACTTGACGGAGCTGCTCGCAGACTTCCAGGTGTTGCTTATATGGCAACTGGTCAGGCTATCGGTGCAATGCGCAAGCTCAAGGACACCGCAGGTAACTACCTCTACACTGTCAATGTAGGACAGCCAGATAACTTTGCTGGTTACTCAGTAATTGAAAACCCTGCAATGGCAGCTATCGGAACTGGTGCAAAGTCGGTGCTTTTTGGGCACCTACCAAGCTACAAGGTTCGTGTCGCTGGCGGAATCCAGGTTGCAACTTCAACCGACTACGCCTTCAACAAGGACGAAACAACCTTCCGTGTGCTAATGCGTGTAGACGGCGACCTAACCCACGCCTCACACATCAAGTTCTTCAGAGGCGCAGCTAGCTAAACCCCTGAAAACAGGCGAAACCCCCCTAGTTCTAGGTTGCTAGGGGGGTTTCTTTTTGCTATGGTGAAGCTATGTCCAAACAACCTAGCATCAATGGGGCAGTAGCCCTCGCATCTAACAGTCCAGGCGCCCCTACGGGATACGGCGTTCAGGGGCAGCTTCTAGCTGAAAATATGATTCGGTCAGGAATGAAGTTCGCCGCTCTTTCGAACTACGGCTTAGAAGGTCGTCACGATACCCTAACAATTGCTGGCGAAGAAGTGCCTCACTACCCAAGGGGACACACGCTCTACTCGGCTGACGTAATTCCAGTTTGGTACAACGACTTTGCTTCTAAGAATCCAGATAGAAAAACAGTCCTTATGACTCTTTATGATGTCTGGGTCTACAACGATATGAAGTTCGAAGACGAAATTATTTCTTGGGTTCCATTAGACCACATTACGCCTCCACCACTTGTATTGCAGTTTTTGCGAAAAGAAAATGTAAGACCTGTCACTATGTCGCCTTTTGGCAAAGACCAATTAGATTCAGTTGGAATAGATTCGGTTTACATCCCACACGGGATTGACCTAAATGTTATGAAACCAACGCCGACAATTGAAGGCATATCTAGCAGAGAATTTATGGGCGTTCCAGATGATGCCTTCTTGGTTGGAATCGTAGCCGCTAACAAAGCAAACGGTCAAATTCACAGAAAAGCCTTTGCAGAAAACCTACTTGCATTTAGCCTGTTCCATAAGAAGTACCCCAATTCACAGCTTTACATACACGCAGAACCATCACGTATATACCAAGGTTTCGACCTAGCTGGTTTGCTAAAAGCTGTTGGTCTAGATAAAAGCGCAGTACTACTACCAGATAGAGATTTACTTAGAACTGGCTATCCATTGGAAACTTTGGCTGGTTTCTATACTGCTATGGATGTTCTGCTCAGCACCTCTTATGGCGAAGGTTTTGGTGTTCCAACTGTAGAAGCTCAAGCCTGTGGCACAAGAGTAATAACTAGCAACTTTGCTGCATCTAAAGACCTAGCGTCAGCTGATAGCTGGAAGGTAGATGGTCAGCCCTTCTGGGATGAAGCGCAAACATCTTTCTTCTCAATTCCATCGGTAAATGGGATAGCTAAAGCCCTAGAAGACGCATATCACGCCGATAGGGGCACTAGCCAGACAGCAATTGACTTTGCTAAGCAATTTGACTCAAATGTCATCTGGCAGGAAAAGTGGGTGCCGTTCTTCCAAACGGTGTTTGCGTGATACCAGTCTTGGGCTTTGCGACTCTTAGCAAGTTTGACCTAGCCCAAAGACTTTTGGATTCCATTGATTATCCAATAGAAAAAGTAGTTATTGTAGATAACTCGGGTAAAAGGTCTTGGATACCTGAGTCTAACGAATTTGTACAAGACCTAGGGGTAATTCG